CTGCACAAAGCGGCGATACTTACCATCCATAGTAGGAATAAGAGCGGTATCTATCCACTTTACTACCTCCTCTTGTCGGCGTGGGTTTTTGTTAATTTCCTTATCCTCCAAGTCGTCAGCCACGATAAAGGTAGGGCGTTTGTTTTTCACTCGTAACCCACGTGTATTTTGTCCCATACCAAGAGCCTGCCCTATAAAGCCGCCCTTGGTAATAAAGAAGCCGTCTTCCCAAGTACCCAGCTGTTTTTGTTCGCCAAAGTCGGCAAGGATACGCGGGTTGGCTTCAAACTCTGCCTTAATGTCCTCCAACAGTTGCTCGGCACGCTCATAGCTATTGCCGATAATTACCAAGTACATAGGCTCCCCCTGTAGCCACAGCCAAAATGGTATAAAAATATCATTCCATACCGATTTGGCAAGCGCACGCCCCCATTGACAAAAGCCCTTAAAAGTAGGGTTCTTTTGTACCATTTTAGCCCATTCTATTTGGAAGTCAGCGCAAGGAGCATCGGCATAGTGAGGGAAGTAACGTTCCACCATTAGGCGAGGGTTCTTACGGCACGCCTCTATATTTGCCTTGCGCTCTTCTGCGGTTTCATTTGCGAAACGTGACCCCGCACTCTTGGCAAAGGCTATCTTTTGTAAGTACCGCTCTTTGGCTATTTTGTCTTCTGCTCTCATTGCTTAAAACTTTTTATTGGCAACCTCATGCAGGTGTTCCTCCTGAAAATCTAAAGTAAGTATATAGAGTTTCTCATCTTTGAGGCGCAAGGCTTCAAAGATACTCTCCATTACTTCTATATACATTGAAAGGGTAATTTTAGTCCCCTTTATAAGATTCTCAATACGCTTATTCCACTTAGCAATAGCGTCATCTATGGTAGCACATTCCTTACGCAAATCAAGCAGTTCCATCTGCAAAGTAGTCTTCCGCTCCTTGTCAGCGGTTTTAAGGTCAGATTCATTCTCCTTTATCTGCTCAATCACCTGTAAGCGCCTATCGGTAAGGGAATCTACCACAAGTTGGGTACGCTCTATACGTTCCTTACCCGAATTGGCTTTGGCATCACGTATCTTGCGCCACTCTCCCTCAGTAGCCCATCGGTCTACTGTACGTTTATTGACGCCAAGTTGCCCCGCTATCTCCTCAGAAGATTTGCCTTGCTCAATGAAGAGAATACGCGCAGATTTCTTTTCTATTTCTTTGGCCATAGTTATCTTTTTATGGTGCAAAGTTCCGTAATGCCCCCCACGTATGAAAATTCTTGTTCTGAAATGGGTCGGATTTACTGCCTTTTTTGGGTCGGATTTACTGCCTATTTCGGAATGTCAATTTGTGAGGATGCCAACTTCTTTGGAATTTTGCACCGCAGAGAGGCAGGTAGCACCTGCTGGCAATCAACTTTTAAAAAACAATGACTAAGCAAACAAAAGGACATAGTATAGCTAAGATAAATGCTCAGGCAGGTGTATTGGAGCTCCGTATTACAGGGCAGATATACTTTGGATGGACAGCCTCCGACTTTCGATATGAAGTAGATAGGGCACTGAAAGAGGGTATCACCTCTGCCGAGGTATATCTCAATACCGCAGGAGGTTCGGTATATGAAGCTACTGAAATTGTAAACCAACTCAAACGCCTTAAAAATGTAACTATTAGTACAGGCGCATTGGTAGCCTCAGCAGGCACCTACATTATGGCACATTTTCCTGCTAAAGCCTATAAGACTTCGCAATTTATGATACATAAGCCCATTACAGAGTTCTATGGCAATATAGATCAGATGCGGGCAGACTTAAAGCACTTGGAAAATGTAACAGAGCAATACAAAGAGGTCTATGCCAAACGCTTTGGAAAGACTTCCAAAGATATAGATGAGCTATGGAAGCAGGACTACTGGCTCAGTGCTATGGAGGCAAAAGAAATAGGGCTTATATCAGAGATTGTGGATGGAGAGCCTGAAATCACTACAGAGACTGTAGCCATGATGCAAGCTTGCGGATGTAAGAGCTTGCCTAAGCCTAACAAAGTAATCAATTCAAAAAATATAGAAAAAATGGATAGAGACACCCTTATTTCCGCTCTTGGAATGGCCTCAGATGCCACCGATGAGCAAATTAAAGAACGTATCCAAGCTCTTAAAGAGCAAGAGGCAAAGAGAGCGGTAGAGGCTAAGGATAGAGCCGAGAAATTAGTGAATAAAGCTATCTTCGACAAGAAGATTACTGCCGACAAAAAAGACTTGTATGTAGGCTTGGCAGAGGCTGATTATGATAAAACGGCTACTCTTTTAGAGGCAATAGAGGCTCCTCGACCTGCCTCACAAACTATCGTTCCTGCTAAAAGTGCTGTAGAGGACAGAAGCACTTGGACAATGGAAGATTACCTAACAAAGGATCCTGATGCCTTAGACGCACTAATGGTTTCAGACCCTCAAAAGGTAAAAGAACTCAACGCTATGTATCAACAAAAAAACAAGTAGAAAATGCCAATTAGAAGTGAAACATTACCAGTAAAGAATGAGCTCGCCGTAACGGAGCTTATTACTCAATTTAGACATGAGAACGAATGGCTCGAAGCCGTAAAATCAAAAAACGAATGGGTAGGTAACGATGTTATTAAGATACCCGTAAGAGGGGTAGCCCCTAAGGTGCTTATTGATAACACAGTCTATCCTATCTCCTCCCACCAAAGAGAAGACGGAAAGGTAGTGATTACACTGCACAAATATGAGACAGAGAACACTGAAGTAACTACAGACGAACTCTATGCTCTCCCTTACGAAAAAGTAAGTGATGTGCAAATACAACACCGAGAAACATTGGAAGACAGAACTGCAGAACACGCGTTGGTTTCTATCGCCCCACAAAAAAACACGGCAAAAACACCCGTAATCACAACCACGGGAGAAGATGACGGAACAGGGCGTAAACGACTTATCGCTAAGGACTTGATTCGTCTTAAAAAGCAATTGGATAAGCTAAAAGTACCTCGCAAAGGTCGTGTATTGGTTCTTTGTTCAGACCATATTGCCGACTTACTCATTGAGGACTTGACATTTAAAAATCGCTACCAAGATGCCAATGGAGGAAAAATAGCAAGCAACTACTACGGCTTTGAAATCTATGAGAGTACCTATGCTCCTACCTACCACAATGGTGAAAAAGAAGCCTTTGGAGCGGTAGCGCAAGGTAAAGAAGCCTCCGTTGTATTTCACAAGAACTACACCGTGAAAGCCGTAGGAAGTGCCGTTCGCTATGCTCGAGAGAAAAGTAGTAACCCAGAAGGACGCAAACATACCATAGGCTTTGAAATGCACTTTGTCTGTGTCGCTATCAAGGATGAAGGTACAGCAGCTATCACCAGTGGTAGCTAATAGACGGGGGTGATCCCGTAAGACCACCCCCTTATTTAAAAATCTTTTAAACTCAATTTAAACAATGGAAAATCCAAAAACATACACCCAACTCTTAGTCATTGCTGTAGAAGTAATGCAAGCTAATGACCTCGAAGAAGTATTTGCCACCGAAGATGGGCAAATCTTCTATGAAAAGAATCGTGCCCAGCTCCACGCCTCCACTATTGAAAGCAAAGTATATACTTTTGACAATAGCAAAAGTGTAAAGTTGTCAAACAAGATACCACAAATCAAAAAAGATAAGGAGGGTAAAACAGAGCCCCAAAAAGCAGAAGGAGCTACTGTACAAGGAAAAACAGAAAGCGGAGAGCCTACAGAAGACGACGAACTAAAAACTGAATAACAAATGGGACAACTCAAAGGATTTACATTTAAAAAAGCTGAAGGAGGCTTAGGGCGTACCGCTTCCACTAAAGATAATTTGTTTTTAGTAGTAGCCGCAATGGCCGTAGCGGGCACCCAACTCACACACGGAGAGACTAAGTCCTTTATTCAGCTAAAGGATGCGGAAGCAGTAGGTATTACTGAAAGTTTGGATGCCAATCAAAAAGTACTTACTCACTATCACCTATCTGAAATCTTCCGCTTAGCGCCAGAGAGCCAAATCATTTTTCTACCTGTAGCGGTAGGTAAAATGCAGGATAGTACGGCTCAGATAGTAAAAGCTATCCGTGCTAACAAGCAGGTAAAAGGGGTAGGGCTCTTTGGGTTTACCAATGACCTCTCCACCATTGCCAGTGATGTAGAGGAGCTACAAACCCAAATCGTAGAAGCGGTAAAACCTGATGGTATACTGATAGACTTTGTACTTGTGGAAGGAAAAGGGAAAGAGGGCTTAGAAGTAAATAACTTTGCCGACCTCAAAGAAAAGAATGCTCCACAGGTATCGGTAATAATTGCCCAAGACAAAGGTATTGCCGCTATAGACGAGGCTTACAAGTACCACGCCAGTGTAGGCAGTGCTTTGGGTATGTTGTCGGTACGCAATGTGAGTGAAAACTTAGGTTCGGTGGATATTGAAACAAAACCCGAAAATGCCAAAGGGGGAAATACCTATCCCCTTACTGATGAGGGAAAAAAACGCTATATCAGTGGAGGTATTTCCACAGGGCAAAGTGCAGAAGAACTTAGCAATGAGCAGCTGAAATTACTTAATGATAAAGGGTACATTTTGGCAGGACAATATGCCGATATGGCAGGCTTTTTCCTTTCAAACTCTCCTACCTGCGTGAGTAAATCATCCGACTATACCTATATTGAAAATAATAGGATATGGAATAAAGCAGCACGCTTAGTAAGACAAACACTTTCGCCTCGTATCAAAAGCAAGCTCCCTAAGAATCCACAAACAGGCTACCTTAAAGACAGTATTGTTACCTCCTTGCAGGAATTAGCAGGAAAAGCTATCGAAAGACAAATGGTAGTAACTGGAGAGATTAGCGGCTATGCAGTGAGTATTGACGCAAAGCAAACGGTAACAGAGCAAACGCCCCTAAAGGTGAAAATACGTCTTGTGCCTGATGATATTCTACACGCTATTGAGGGCGAAATTGGTTTAACCTCTAATCTATAATACTATACTATGCCAAAGAATACAAATGTTATAAATCACTTCGGGAAACTACAAGGTTGGAATTGTGTAACCTTCAACCTTTTAGGACGTGATGTGGTAGGTATTGTCGAAATTAACTATTCGGATAGTACCAAAAAGTCGAATATTATGGGCGCGGGAGGTTTTCCCGTTGGGCGTACGGAGGAGAACTATGAAGCAAAGGCTTCTATTACTATTCTCAAAGAAGAAGTAGACGGCATACATCGTTCTCTACCAAAGGGCACCCGCCTACAGGATATTGAACCTTTCGACATTCCCGTCATCTATGAAGCGCCAAGCGGACTTATCATTAAAGATATGATACGCAATGCGGAGTTCTTAGGTACTGAAATGGCTATCAAGCAAGGAGATGGCTCTATTGCTATCAAATTTGAGCTGATTGTAAGTCATATTGACTGGAATATTTAATAACCTTTTAAAAGCTGTTTAAAATGAAAAAATATACCGAAGCCGATATAGAAAACTACAAGGCTAAATACCCTAATGTGGTAAGAGAAATAGTCGTGTATCCATCGGGCACTACCTTTACCGAAGAGGGAGAAGCCAGTGAAGATCCTGCTTACTTTTTGGTAAGGAAGCCTAGTAAAAACCTACTTGCCTTAGTGACTTCTAAAGAGTATATAGAAAGTCCAGACAAGGCTAATGAGGCACTGGTAAAGAATTGTGTACTGGATGGTGATATGGAGTGGATGGAAAATGATGCCTCCATCTATATGGGCCTTATTACTGAGCTAAGTAAGTTGTTGCAAAGCTCAAAGGTAGCCTTAAAAAAAGTGTAGAGTCGTCGCTCCTTTCCTTAGAAGCGTACGACTTTATAGAGGGCATAGATGCACTACTCCGTGCCAATGGTCAGACACCTGAAACGATGAACGATACTCAGTGGCAAGAACATTTTAAAGCCCTTGACTTTAGTATGAAGTGCCAAGGACAACTCTTATACCAAGCTGTAAAACGCGCTTTGGTAGAAGTACTGAACGAAATTAGTAAACAGTCTAACCCCTAATACTCCGCAACCGTGAATCACACTACAACGTGGATTTTTGAAGCCAAAGACAATGTATCGCAACCTTTGCACACCGCACAAGAGAATGTGAGGCGTGCGGCTGAGGGTATGCACAATACTTGGAAAGACTTCATAAGCAGTATGAAAGAGGGGTGGGATAAGTTGGCAACCAGTATGCGACCTATCGATTGGCAAGCAGCTTCACAAGGATTTTTGAATATTACTCAAAAGTTCTCAGAGGCCGCACAAGTAGGGGCAGACTATGAGAAATCATTACTTGATGTAGCTGCTATTACTGGTATTACCGGAGACGATTTGGATAAACTTGGGGGAAAGGCACGTAACCTTGCCAAAGAATTTGGAGGTACGGCTACTGACAACCTTGCTACTTTTCAAACAATCCTCTCACGCTTAGGTCCTCAGATAGGAGAAAGCGATGAGGCGCTTGCCAAAATGGGTAGCTATGCTAATACGCTCGCCAAAACTATGGGAGGCGATGTGGTAGGAGCTACCGACGCGCTTACTACCTCAATGCTTCAGTTCAAAGTGAATTTGGATGATCCTATCGCAGCAGCGGCTGAAATGGAGCGAATGATGAATGTAATGGCAGCAGGAGCTAAAGAAGGTGCTGCCGAAGTGCCTCAGATAGCCCAAGCTCTCGTACAAGCAGGTGGAGCTGCTAAACTCTCTAATGTAAGTTTTGAGGAGACGAACGCCGCACTGCAAGCCCTCGCCCAATCGGGCAAATATGGAGCCGAAGCAGGGGTAGGACTTAGGAACGTGCTTATTAAAATGAATGCACCCTCTGCCCTCTCTAAAGAGGCTACTAATATGCTTGCCGCCTATGGAGTAAATATGCAAAAAGTATCAGACACTACGGTACCTTTTGCCGAACGACTCAAAGAGTTGCAGAAGATAGGACAAAATACCGATGTTTTGGCTGCTGTCTTTGGTGCTGAAAATATACAAGCTGCTCAAGGACTTATCAATACTGCACAAGCACAAGCCGAACTTACCCAGCAAATCAGCGGTACCAATGTAGCTACCGAACAAGCTACTATCGTAATGAGTGGTTGGAGTGAGTGGATGGGCAGATGTAAAGCTTGGTTAGATGACTTGAAAATAGGTTCGTTCTCTTTTGCCAAAGTGCTTGGTGTAGTAGGCGACAGCTTAGGAGGCGTTATTAGCACTTTGGGCGATATGGGGTCTGCTTATTCAGGGCTTGCCCCTGTGGTAAAGGCTCTTGGAGGGTGGCTTAAACAAACTGTAGTAGTTCAGAAGCTAATGGTTGTATGGACAAAGGCGGCTACAGCCGTACAATGGTTGTGGAATGCAGCTCTGTCAGCTAATCCTATTGGTATTATTATCGTTGCCATTGGCGCACTGGTGGCAGGTATTATATACTTGGCTAATAAGGTTAGTGGTTGGGGAGAAGCATGGAAACATACATGGGAAGGTGCCAAGCTCCTCTTTCAAGGTTTTTCAGCAAGTATTGAAACAGTATGGCTAACTATGGTCAATTCCCTAATGATAGGTCTTAATAAGATAAAAGAGGGATGGTATGAGTTTAAGAATGCTGTAGGATTGGGAGATGAGAACGAAAATAATAAGATGCTTGCCCAAATCAATGAAGACACAGAGAATCGTAAAAAAGCCATTGCCGATAGTGCTAAAGTAGCTTATGAAGCTAATCTTGCCGCTAAAGAAGAGTTTATAAAGGCAGGACAATCACTTACTTGGAATAAAGATAAAAAAGAAGCTACCGAAGCCCCTAAAGCGGGCAATCTTTCTGCCAGTTCGGCTATTGGAGGAGGTGCAAGTCCCAACCCTATCACCCCTACTAAAGGGAGCAAAGAAGGAGGAAAGGACAGCACTATGAGCGTAGGAGGTAGTGGTGGGGGAAGCAAGACTATCACCATTAATATCACAATGAATAACACTTTCCCTATCGACAAAACTATTGGAAGTAAAGAAAATGCCGCTAATGGAGTAATTAGCAAAATTAATGACCGTATGCGTGACGCCTTAGTAACCTTATAATTGCCCTTAGACTATGAAAGATATACTTGTAGATGAGCATAACGACTTAGAAATTATAGCGGGAGACTTTTCCATAGGGGAAAGTATGTTGCAGGAGGTAGGGTTTATCCTCCAAAGTCAGCAGGGTAATTGGAAGTCTGATCCTTTAGTAGGAGCGAATATGGTAGAGCTCATCAAAGGGAAACATAATCGCACGGCTGTAGAGAAACGTATTAAGATACAGTTAGAAAGAGACGGCAAAGACTATGATGCTATCAAGAAACTATTAAAGCTCAATATAGACAATGGATAACCGCTATAACATATCACAACTCTTTAAGTTGGCTTTTGGTACTAACCTGCCCGTGTACCTCACCGTACCTATAGGCAAAGAGCCAGCCCACACAGCTGAGTATGGCAGTATCCGCACTGTAGAAAGGGAGGAAGCTATGCGGCTATCCAAACTCGGTACGCCTATTGTTTTTCCAGTGAAGTTTACCGCAGGCAGTTACAAGTTCTACGACTACCAAAGTAAGATAGTAGAGAAGCAGTTAGCTGACTTTTGGTTGCCCCCTGCTACCATGGTAGATTTTTCGAGAGTAAAGAATATAAGTCGTACAGATGTAATAGGTGGCAATGGCACTGTAAAGGAAATCTATGGCTTTGATGATTGGCAGATACGTATTCGTACCGTATGCCACAACGATGAGCTAAGCGCACGAGAGTACGAAAAACGCCTTATAGAATGGTCGGAGGTGATACAATCTATCTCGGTAGAAGGCGACCTTTTTGGGTGGAAAAACATTCACAACCTCGTGATTGAAAGCATTGATATACGTAGCTTGGAAGGTACACCTAACGTTATTCCCATAGAGCTGAATTGCATTAGTGACGAACCCTTTGAACTCATTTACAGACTATGACCTTAGCCATTGAAGTAGCCATCACCTTTTACCCTAAGCGGGGCACCCCTTTTAAGGTGCAGAAAGTTTCTGCCATTGAGATTGAAAGCTCGTGGAAGATGCTCACCGATACGGCAAGCGTGGTGCTGCCTCGCAATGTAGGTGATTTTGATAAGCAGAAAGTAAGGGAACTCTTTGCCGTAGGAGATAGGGTAGTAATACAAATGGGTTACAACGGTGAGCTCTTGCAGGAGTTCGAAGGCTTCATTACCCAAGTATCGGCAGACTTTCCTATTACCATTAGTCTTAGCGATGCAATGTGGAAGCTACGCCAGTTGCCCGTCAATTACGTGTCGGCAAAGGCAAGTCTAAAAACATTCCTCACCGAAGTAGTAAAAGACTACCCCTTAGAAGTAGAGGATATAGCCCTTGGTGCTGTACGTTTTAGCAATACCACACTGGGTGCGGTGTTGGACAAACTCCAAAAAGACTGGTCAATATACAGCTTTATTCGTGAGGGCAAACTCACTATAGCCAAGCCTTATTCAGATGTAAAAGTAAGTGATGAGATGAAGCATTTCGACTTAGAACGCAATTGCACCGAGAATAACCTTAAGTACCTAAGCAAAGAAGAGCGCACCATAAAGATTATAGGCACTTCCTCCTTTGGTAAAGGCAAGAGATTACAATATGAGTTTGGTGATGAGAACCCTAAAACGACTTTAAAAATGACTTGGCACGTTAGTTCACAAGCTGAACTTGAGAAGGAAGTAAAACGCCTATATGAGCTGCACAAGCGCGAGGGTTTTGAGGGGAGTTTTACCACTTATGGCATGCCCTCCGTGCAGCACGGCGAGAAGATACGCCTAAGCTCCACCCTCTACCCCGATAGGCACGGTGAGTACTATGTAGATAGAGTAAAGAAGAGTATTAGCAACGCGCAATATAGGCAGGAAATAGAAATTAGTGGTAGTACATTATAGTTATGAACGAGATAGACGAGTTTGACATATTGCTTTCTGAAAAGATAAAGAAAGCTATTCCCCAAGTACTACAATGGGCAACAGTAACCTCTGTAGATTGGCAGGGAAAAACCTGCGAGGCTACTGATTTAGACACTAAGCTACCATTTTTAAACATAGCACTCGGCATAGGGGGAATGTATATCAAACCAAAAGTAGGAAGTCTTATCCTTGTGGGTATGGTAGAAAATAATGAAAGTCAGCCCTTTTTGCTCAATGCTCAAGAGGTAGAAGCTTACGAACTGAAAGCTGATAAGTTTGCCTTACACAGCGAAGCTGTAGACTTTAAAACCCTTTTAAACGACCTTTTAAACGACCTTAAAAACGCTATCATTCAAACCCCTGCGGGTCCTGGTAACTTTGCCCCACAGAATGTAGCAAAGTTTGAAGAGATTAACAACAAAATAAACCAACTATGGCACTAAACAAAGAACAACTCAAACAAGGCATTATCTCCCTTCAACGGGATATGCTTACCAAAACCGAACCGAGTATGGAAGAGTATGCCGAACGCTTAGCAAGCCTTATTGATACCTTTGTCAGAAGCGGCGAGGTAATGGTGCAAGCAGGAATCACCCTACAAGCAGGAACTTATACAGGCGCCACGACCAGTACAGGAACGGGGACAATAAGCTAAGCGGTTAGTAACTCAAAATTAAAAACTTAAAAAATGGATTGGATATTAGAAGGACTTAAAGAACACATCATATCATTCTTAGGAATGGTACTCTCAGGTTTGGCAGGTTGGTTTTTTGGCCGCCCAAAGCAACAAATGGAGTTACAGACCAATGAATTAGACAATGTGGATAAAGCGGTGAAGATATACCGAGAGATGATAGAAGACTTAGGGGCTAAGTATGCCAATGCAATCGAAGAACTCAAGAAAGCCAATGCCCGCATTAAGGACTTAGAGGCTTCCGTAGAGGAACTTTTAGCAGAACTTAAAAAATACAAGCAACTCAATGGTAAAACAAAATGATTGTCACAGTCCTACATAATCAGTCACTATTAGACCTCGCCCTGCAACACACGGGCACGATAGAAAGCGTCTTTGAGTTTGCCGAAGCCAACACTATTAACATCACTGATGATGTGCAAGCGGGCAAAACCTTAGTATTACCGGCAGAAGCTTTTACCAACAAAGATATTTTAGGCTACTACACCGCTAAGAATTTGCAGCCCGCAACGGCTTTTTCTAAGGAAGATGAACAAGTTTTTGAAAGGCTTGAGGGTATCAGCATTTGGGCAATAAATTTAGATTTTGTAGTAACACAACAATAACTATGGCACGAACGATACAAGAAATACAAGAACTCATCTACCAAGCCAAAGCACAAGAGCCTGCTTTGAATGAGCTCAACAGCACCTCCAAAGTAGCTATATGGCGCTTGTGGGTGTATATTATAGCGGTGGCGATATGGAGCTTAGAGAAGCTATTCGACCTACATAGGGCAGATATTGACAAACGCCTTGCCGAGCTTAAACCCCACACCGCTCGTTGGTATAGAAGCAAAGCCCTTGCCTTTCAGTATGGTTTTGATCTTTTAACTGACAGCGATAAGTTCAACAATACGGGACACACAGAAGAACAGATAGAAGCAAGCAAAATTGTCAAGTACTCTGCCGTTGTGGAAAGCCCAAATGAGGGGCGTTTGATAGTAAAAATAGCAGGAGAACAGGGCGAGCAATTGCAACCTATTACCGATGCCCAAAAGCAAGCCTTTGAAGCCTATTTATCAGAGATAAAAGACGCGGGTGTACGCCTATCAGTGGTGAACTACCAACCCGATATTCTGCACCTGCAAATGAAGATAGTATATGATCCTTTGGTATTAGATAGCAATGGACAAAGTATTATCCACGCTATTAAGCCTGTAGAAAGAGCGATTAAAGACTATTTAAAAAGGTTACCTTTTAATGGCGAACTCGTATTAGCGCACCTTATTGATGCGCTACAACAAGCTGAAGGGGTGAAGATACCACACTTAGTGTTAGCACAAAGCAAGAACATCACCAGTAGTGGTGAGTATGGGGCTTTTGAAACCATTGAAATAAGCAAGATACCCACTGCGGGCTACTTTACGATAGACAACTTTAACGATATAACCTACGTTAGTAGTTAGCTTGTCCGAACAGCCAAGCGAACACTAAGCGAACACTAACCGAAGATAAGATGACCTTAAACATTGATAAATTAGTAGTTCTTTTACTGCCAACCTTCCTGCGCAAGCCTAAGTTAGTAGCGTGGTTAAGAACGCTGGCAACACCCTTGCACAAACTGCTGTACGCCTTTCAGCAAGCCCGCACAGCCGACTTGTACAACCTCGCACACAACAGTCAAGTATGCTATTTGCGCAAGGCTTTGAATGACGAGTTCGACCCCCAGCAGCGGCGTATCCGTATCGAGGACGGCAAGCAAAACGAGCGACTCTATATCTATCCTCGCAGTGCCAATAGGCCTTTGTTTTTAGGCAAAGTCTTCCTCTACCAACGAGGCGATTATATAGATGGGGGAGTAGATTTTATAGTCGTCATCCCACAAGGTTTACAATACGACAAATACAAACTCGAAGCCTTAGTGAACTTCTATAAGTTAGCGGGCAAACGTTGGCAAATTAGCCAATTAGCAGATTAGTAAATTAGTATTATGAATACAATAAACACAGAACACAACGCAGGCTACCCTTTTGATGTTGGGTTTCTCGCCTTTATGCAGAACGCCTACAACCTATTTAACCACTTCGGACACCTTGCTGGCAACCTTGCTATTATATCAGGCTGTGAGGAAGTAGGCAACACTATCTCAGCGGGCACTGTCTATATCAATGGAGAATTATTGCCTTTTGTTGGCGGAGCAAAAGATGATACGGTATTTATCAAAGAAGTAACCAACGAAGTAACATTTGATGACGGCTTTCTTCGTCCTTTAGAGAATATTCGCACAGTTACCTTTGGACGCTCTACCCCCCAGAATACTTTCAATTGGGAGGATTTTAAAAGAGTGAATAACCTACAAGAATTAGGCAAAAATAAAACAGATAACACCGAGACTAAAAAACTCCTTGAGCGCATTGAAAAACTCGAAAAACAAAAGCAAGCTGTACCTATTGGGCTCATCGCTCTATGGGGCAAACCAGCTAATGAAATACCCGCAGGCTGGCGTGAATACGTGAACTTACGAGGTAGAATGCCGGTAGGTCTTGACCCCGACTATGTGAAGAAACCCGAAGACTCACAAGACTATCGCCTTAACGCACTCAACCAAAGTGGAGGTGAACGCTCCCACAAACTCACTATTGATGAGATGCCAAGCCATAGCCATAACATTGAGAATATACCCTGGTTAGTCCGTGATAATGATAGAGGAGCCTTATCTTCTGACTTCAGTGCAGATGATCCTGATAGTCGCACTACCTCACCTACAGGTGGCGATCAACCTCACAATAATATGCCTCCCTATCGTGTGGTGCAATTTATTGAATACGTAGGATTCTAAATAGAAATAAATATCGTAATATATAATTTTTTTTAATATGACATCAAAAAAAACACTCAAAAAATGGTTTTCAAACTTTATGAAACCTGCGCAAGAGCATTTTTATGCTTGGATTGATAGCTTTTGGCACAAAGATGAAAAGATTCCAATGGATTCCATTGAGGGATTGGAAAGAATCGTAGAAGGTACAGCCTCAGCAGGTCAGCTACTCAATCATCTTAGTGATACCAATGCACATAGAGCATTGTTTGATAAAAAAGTGGATAAAGAGGAGGGGAAAGGGCTATCCAGTGAAGACTTTACGGCAGAGCTCAAGCAGAAGCTGGACAACCTGCAACCCACCAACCTACAGCCATTGCAGGAGAAAATCACGGCTATTGAGAACACCCTTGCCGTAGATGACACCGATTTGGATACATTGCAGGAGATTATTACGCAAGTAAAAGCTAATAAGAACTTGGAGCAGTTACTTGCTGGGAAAGTAGATAAGGAGGTCGGCAAAGGCTTGTCTACGAATGACTTTACTACTGAGTTGAAAGAAAAGTTAGAAAAATTAGGACTTTTTGAATATAAGCAGTTTCCAGACAAATTTGGACAAGGAGATGAAGTAAAGAAGTATTACCTTAGAGTTGGAGGAGAAATTGATATTTCGGCATTGCCTTATGGTTCTGCTATAGAAATATACAATTTCGCAAATCGTCCTTGTGAAATAAAAGTAGATAATTTCTTCGGTGATCTTCCTTTTATTGGAAGTAAAGGCTCTAAAGTACTGTTGAAAAAAACTAATGATGGAACTGTATTTATTGAGCAGTTCAATAGAAAAATGTTTTTTGAGAATTTTTCAAAATCAAAACTTGATTACTATAGGAAAATAGAATTTAATGTGCCTAAAGATGTTACTGTTAATATTAATCGTAATGATGGATATGGATACGTATATAAAGCAGTTCCTTTAGCGGGGGTAAAAAGTGAAAGTATTATTTCATTCTTTTTCGAGCAAAAACTTGCAGTTGAAAAAAGAACAATATCCTTGAATTATGTTGGTAGCTATTTAGACTCTATAATATTTGCTTCATCAGAAGACGGAGGAGGAGATATATTTAAATGCTCGCTAAATTATGACTTTGATGGAAATGGGACAGTTGAAGTGCCTATTCCAATAGGAAGTAATTACAAATTTAATTATGCTCTTTTATTGTTTAGAGTATTTGGAACACCAGAGAATTTTGAAACAGGAGAAGGTTCGGTAGAGTTAGTTTTTAATGCACCTAAAGTTACTGTTAAAAATTAAATTGTAAGAAAATATAACTATAACCAAATGAAAAAAAGTACACGTACCATTCACTATCTTGTAGTTCACTGCTCTGCTACTCCAGAAGGTAGGCAGCATACGGCTAAGGATATAGACCTTTGGCATCGCCAAAGAGGTTTTAACGAAATCGGCTACAACTATGTAGTCCTTTTGAACGGCACCATAGAGGACGGGCGAGATGTAGATAAGATACCCGCCCATGTGGAGGGACACAACAAGGACAGTATAGGGATCTGTTACATAGGTGGGGTGGATAAGAATACCCTCCAACCCAAAGACACCCGTACACCTGCACAGAAGGAAGCGCTTGTAAAGCTCCTCAAAGAGTTAAAGGCGTTGTACCCACAAGCCGAGATTTTAGGGCATAGAGACTTCCCTGGTGTCGCTAAAGCCTGCCCTTGTTTTAACGCTAAAGACGAATACAAAAACATTAGCAAATGAGAAAATTAACCCTATTATTATTAGCGTTTCTCGCATTAGTAGGTTGCCGTACTCGCAAGGTCGCCACTACTGAGCAACGCCAAGTACAGAAAGAGCATTTTATCCATTACAAGGATAGTTCACAGCTCTTTGCCTATGAAGGTCGCAAAACGGCCTTATCCGACCTGTCCGACCAGTCCTTTGAGCTCGAATTAGAAAGCCTAACCGACAGCGTGGGCAACCCCCGTGAACTCATCTACACCCGCATTCGTGACGGAGATAGTGAGACCATAAGGGTAACAAACGGAAAGGTTAAGCTACGTACTACAAGCACACATTCTAAGAGCCTACAGCAGGCTGATAGTACCCTTTATAATAATTCATACACTCGCATTAAATCTGAAGCGCAAAAGCACGAATACGTACAATTCAAACAGGTGAACAAACAAGTCAAAAGCAGCCCCGTAAGGCATACCCTTTGGCTATTGCTACTCGCCTTGTTAGTCTATATATGTTGGAAATACAAGCCGTTTCGGTGGAAGTAAGAATTTAAACAGCTTTTAAAACGCTTTTAAAGCACTGTTAAAAAGGAGGACAAGCAGTATAAAAAATGTCCTCCGCTTTTTAAATAGTTCCCCAACTAAATTAAAAATATGAACCCGAAAGCCCTACGGAGGACAATATGTCTTCTGTGGGTTTTCGGGTTTTGTTATACATTTAGTTGGGGATTGCAAAAGTATAAAGAATAACTAAAACAACCAAATAAAAATGAAAAATTATTCTCAATCACCCCTACCTTTTCAAGGGCAGAAAAGGAAGTTTGTCAAACACTTCAAAGAGGCTTTAAAGGCTTTCCCCGACAAGGCTACCTATGTGGATTTGTTCGGAGGCTCAGGACTACTGTCCCATATTATCAAACAAGAAAAACCCTTGGCTCGTGTCGTATGGAATGATTATGACAACTTTGCCCACCGATTAGAGTGTATTCCTATTACCAATGAGATATTGGCTCAATTACGTCCTATTGTAGAAGGAAAAGCCAAAGGAGAACGAATAGATCACCTAAAGCCTGCTATATTGGAGGTTATCAAGCAATATCCTGCCGACAAAGTAGATTTTATCTCTTTATCTGCAAGTTTGCTTTTCAGTGGAAAATATGCTACCTCATTACAAGGCTTGGAGAAGGATAACTTCTATAATTGTGTTATCAAAACTCCCTATAGTAGTGAGGGCTATTTACGTGGTGTTGAACGTAGAAGCACTGATTATAGGAACCTCATTGATGAATTTGCCAAGGTAGAGAATGTTGTATTTATCCTTGATCCTCCCTATCTTTCCACCGATGTCTCATCATATACAGGAGGAAATTATTGGAGACTCAAGGACTATATGCAAATTGTCAAGTGTCTAAGTACAATGCCTATGTATGTTTATTTCAGTTCCAACAAAGGCCAGTTATTAGACCTCTTTGACTTCCTATGTAATGAGTATGACTTCCCTAGTCCTTTCAAAGGTACAGAACGAATAATAATCAATACAAGCGTGAATTTCCTAAGTACTTACGAAGATATAATGATTTACAAAACATCAAATTATGAAATCAACCACTAAGATTTGGCAACGCACTCCCATTTCATACTATGGAGGAAAGCAAACCATGTTGCCATATATATTGCCACTTATACCCAAGCATGAAGTATATACCGAAGCCTTTTTTGGTGGAGGAGCTGTGTTTTGGGCAAAGGAGAAAGTCAAAACAGAAATCATCAATGACTTCAATGCCAATGTTTATACGTTTTACAAGGTCCTGCAAACCCGTTTTGCTGAGCTTCAAACTCTCGTAAAGCAGTCAATTGTAAGCCGAGATGCTTACAAAGCCGCATTGGTAATCTACCACGCTCCCTTTGCTTTTACAGAAGTACAAAGAGCGTGGGCATTTTGGTACGCCACTAACTGTGGTTACTCTAACCAAGTAGGCAACTGTCGTATCACCACCAACAGCAAGAATGTGTCAGTCCTTAACAACAAGATAGCCAACTTCACCGACATCTATTCTGCTCGTTTGCAGAACGTGCAGATAGACAATACCGATGCTTGTGAAGTGATATCTTTACGAGACACTCCTAATACTTTTCACTACATAGACCCACCCTATGTAGGGGCTAAGCAAGGCCATTATGGAGGATACGAGCAAGAACACTTCAACGAACTATTACACACCTTAACCACAGTCAAAGGTAAGTTTCTACTCAGTTCCTACCCAAATGAGAAGCTAACGGAGTATTCGGAACAATATGGTTGGTATCAAAGGGAGGTATCCCTATCCTTAGGTAGTAGTAATCGTACAGGCAGAAAGCGTACAGAAGTCCTTACAACCAACTATCCTATATAAGTAAAAAACACGGAGTATTTTCCGTGTTTTTTTATTACCTTTGCCTCATGTATTTTCGTTCAAAAAATGTACTTTTCATTTTGACTTTTTGCACATTTCGTTTTGCCGATTATACTTGGCAGAACTTAGCAATCCTGTTGTCGATAAGAAAAAAGCAATCACCATACCAGAAATAAGAATTGTGCTCATCCTGTCCACTGCCTTGGTAGAAATACTTACAAAAAGTGCTAATGCCAGACAGAAAAGCAATGCCGCAAAAGTATGATTGATAGGAAGTTCAGGAACAAACCGATTGAGCAAACTCTTGGTGATGCTTCCTCCTGAGGTAATATAAGCATACGTAAGGATATACAGGGTGAAGGCCACCGAAATTCCATTGAATATATTCCAGCCTTTTCCTAATAGTTGGGTTGTGATTGTGTCAAAATTAGCACCTTTCTCAAAGTGAAGATTGGCTTCTAAAAGCATTAATGCCGATAGGGTGGTGATGCCCCAAATGATAAGGAATAAAATCACCGAACTGAGAAACCATATCCCCGACATAGCTGTCGGATTGGCAAGCATCCCTGCACCAATAGCAGTTCCTGCGATGATCATTGACCCACCTAAGAGTGAAGGCAGTTTTTTTTGTTTCATTTTTTGTTTATCTATGGTTCTATTGCTCACTATCTGTTACTTATTCCCTGTGAAAATGGGTATAATTCCTGTCTGTATGCCTATTTGTATTGCTATATTTAGGATACCGA